GTAATAGGGATTATATCAATAAATCAATTTCAGTATATGATAAAGGCGTTCATGGTTCTTATGTAGTTGATGGCTTAATCCTTAAACCTACTAATTTAACTAGAGAAGATGGTAAACATACTATTGAATTAACTAGTGGAGTAGCTAGGGTAAATGGTGATGAGACTAAAATCTCAACTAGTAAATTAATTACTTTAGATCCTGTTACTGAAAATGTAAGGAATGTATCTAGTGAACCTATTATCTTTATTAAAGGTCAATCAAATTATACATTAAGGAACTTACCACCAAAAGCAATTACTAATGTGGTTGGTACGAAAGAAATCACTGAAACAATTAACCGTGGCGGTACAGCTGGTGGCGAAGATACTTTACCAAATAGACCTGTTTTACGCATTGTTGAAGTTAAACAAGGATCTACTGTATATGATAACATTACAGACTATGTACAAGTAGGTGATAAAATCAGTTGGACTCCAAGTGGTAAAGAACCAGCACCAGGATCTAGCTATACTGTAAAATATCAATATATGAGCACATTCAATGCAAGCGTGGTAGCTAATCGTTTACAACTTGCAAATGCTGATGTAGCTCAATTAGTACACAATACACAGCTATCTGTTACTTACCAATTCTATTTATCAAGAATGGATAGGGTTGTAATCAAAAATGGTCAAGTAGTAGTAGTAAAAGGTATTCCTGATACTCCTTCAAATATCATTCCACCAAGTGTAGATAATGCTACTGAATTATCAATTGGTGTTGTAACGCTAATGTATGGTCAAGAGCCAAGAATCACACAAGATGATATGGTGACTATGATCCCATTTAGTGAATTGAAGAAAATGCGTAATCAGCTTTCTGATGTTCAATACAACATTTTACAGCTTTCTTTAAAAGAAGAAGCACGTGAAATGGATATGGTAACAAATAAAAGGGGTGTTATTGTAGATTCCTTGCAAAATGAGAATATGCGTGATAAAGGTATCACACAAAATGCAAGGGTACAAGATGGTATTTTAGATATTGGTTCAAACTTTGGTACAAGCACAATCTTAAATACTGAGTTTATTGGCTTAGGTACGCAATTAGAATATGATGTAGCAAGTCAAACAGTACATACAGGAGACCAACGTATTAACCCTTACGCTACTACACAATCAGCACCTGTTGCAAGTTGTTTAGTAAATCCAGGCGTTATTTATGGTAATATGTGGGATCCAGGATATGATGGCACTGAATTACCTAGACCTTTCAAAGTGAAAGTAAAATTAGGTAAATTTAATGGTTCTGAACAAGTTAAAATTAAATTTAGAGGTGTTGATCAAGGTACTGTATCTACAGATAGCAAAGGTAATGCTGATTATGAGCTTAATTTACCTGAAGGCTTATTGTATAGTAGCTATGAAGTACACGCTATTGGTTTAGCAAGTGGTGCTATTGCTGTTGGCGTATTTGAGCTTAAACGCAACGATGAAAGCTATAATAACTACTACACGCAATTAAACTTAGCTAAACAAGCTGAAATTAATGCACAATTACAAAACAATATTGATCAATTAAGAACTGATTTAGAGGCTGAATTAGCTGAAATTCGTAAGCGTATTGGAAACTTAGAGCAAAAAACTCAAGAGCTTTCTAATAGTGTTAATCGTTTAAGAAGTGATATGACAGCAGCTTTCAATCGAGTTAATGCTGATATTAATCGCTTAGGTGGTGATATTCAAGCTGTTGCTAAACAGTTACCAGGTTATTATATTCACTACACAAGTGGCGTTAATAATCTAACTAATCCTAATCAATTTGTTAAAGTATATGCTGGTACAGAATATACTAATGGTAATATTAACTTTAACCAAGGTTCAAATACCGCTACCACAGGATCACAAATGTGGGAAATGGGTGTTATTGTAAAAGAAAGCACTACAAGACAGTTATCATTCGTTACTAATGACGATGATGTATTTGTTTATGTTGATGGTCGTGCTGTTTGGTCAAGACCTATCACAAACAATAATATTCAAACGGTAAACTTAAACTTATCACAAGGTACACATATTATTCAAATTGTGTTGAATAATAAAGGTAATAACTTATCTCACTTACAAATGAGTGGTGATATTGTTGATAAAGTTAAAGTATTTATGAATCCTGATTGGGCTAAACAATCTATTGAACAAGCTGATAGATTAAGATCTAGTTATGAAGATCAATTAGCAAAACAAAGGGCTCAGGAAGAAACTAGACGACAAAGTAGTTTCAGTTCTAGAAGATTTAGACGAATGACTGACCCTGTGGCACAATCATTTATCCCTAGATCCCCTGTTGATATTAGTGCGGTTAGTTGCTATTTAACCGAATTACCAACTAAGATTTTATATTGCAAAATTGTTGAAAATACAGCAGGACAACCTGATATTTTCAAATTGGTAGGCTATGGTGAAATTTCATCTGTGAAAGATTTAAGAATTGGTTGGAATAAGATCCCACTAGAGAGCAAAGTATCATTACAACAAGATAAAGAATATTCATTGATTATTATCACTGAATCATTTGAAGGTAAAGTTGCTATTGCTAAAGTTGGTGAGCGTGATGTTAATACTAATCAATATGTTAAAACTCAAGTAGATGATGGTGTACTATTCTTATCAGCCAATGAAAGAACTTGGGTATCTGTTCAAGATAGTGATATGGTCTATAAATTACATGCTGTGAATTATGAATCCACTAGAACAATTAAAGTAGGTACATTAACACCAAATGCTAGACAAGAAAATATTACTGACTTGCGTTTAGTTGGTCAAGTGAAAACTAATGAATCAACAAGTGTTAGGTTCTATGCTCAAGTAGGTGGTCAAAGAATTGATTTAGCCTTAAATAGAACAGTTTTCACAACACCAATTAAGAAATCAAGTGGCAATATTGAGATTTTTGCTGAATTAAGAACAACTAATCAGGCACATTCACCTATGATTAATCCAGGTTTATTACTATTAACAGGTACAGCAATTTCGCCAAGTACTTATGTAGGTCGCCAATGGTCAATCAAAAATGGTCAAGTAAGTCCAGCAGCTATCCAAGTAGTATTAGATCAATTAGTTGAAAGTGGTTGTAAAGTAATTCCTTACTATCAATCAGGTGATGATGCTAAAAATGATAGTGCATACACTGAATTAGCAATGAAATCTAGTGAGCCAATCGGTGATAACTGGCAAACAGTGATATATGAAGTCAAAGGTGTGCAACGTGGATCAAGTAGGTTAAAAATTAAGCTTGAAACAACACACCATGAAAATAGACCAAAAGTAAAAAATATCAGAATCCTAGTGATTGATAATTATTAAAATAAACAATTAGGGGGTGCAAGCCCCCTCTTTTTTAAAGGTATTTAAAATGGGTTGCCAAGAAGAAAATAAGTTTTTAAGATTTTCTGATACACCTTCAATAGACAGTGAAGGATTTGTAAAAGTAGCAAGTTCAAAAGAACAACTAGAGAATATGAGCCTTGAAGATAAAGAAAGGGTAGTAGCTAGTGTTGCATTATTAGATACTTTTACAAAAGACTTAAGGGAAACAGTTGAAAGTGTTGTTGAAGATTTAGGTGAAGGTAGTGGTCTTGATGATAAAATTCAAGAAATTGTCAAGAAACAAATTTTAGGTAGTGAAAACCCTACTTCCCTAGATATTAGTCAATTATATATTATTCCTAATATTGGTGGTGCTGAATTACGTTGGAATCCACCAAGTTATAAGAAAGATTATGTAGTAAAAGTTTATCAAGTTATTGATGGCTTTAACGAAATTATTGCAACTGTTGAAAAAGGTAAGAATTATCACTTATTATTGTCAAGCAATATTGATTTAGCTAAACACCCTCAATGGTTCGTAAGGGCTTTTGATAATAATGAAGCAGGTAATCCATCTAATAAAGTCAGTTTAGATGCTACCAATTGGGCTGATGTAATTTTAAGCATTTTACATGGCAAAATTACAGAAACAGAATTAGCTAGAAGTTTAATTGATAATTTATACAGTGGTTTTTCTGATCAATTAAGTGAACAATTAGCTAGACAGTTAGAACGTGCAAGAACAATTGTACAGCAAACTGAACAACAAATAAACAGTACAATTTCAGGCTTAAGGGATAGACTAGACCAAGATATTTTAGGAGTTAAACAACAATTATTAGATCACGGTACAGGTATTTCTACTTTAGAACGAAAATCTAATGAACACGCTGAAAGGATTGATACAATTAGTGCTGTTGCACAAGGTGCGGTTAGTGGATTACAACAAGAAAAAGTTGCTAGGGCTACTGAACAAGAGTCTTATGCTAGGGAAACTAATACTAAAATTGCACAAGTTCAAGGTGCGATTGGTACAGTTAGACAAGAATTAGAAACTAAGTCAAATGAATTAGAATCGCTTACTAATCAAGTTACTGATTTTAGAAATATCTACAACCAAAATGAAACACGTAGAACTGAAGAAATCACTAGCTTGACTAACGCTGATAAATCACTAAATGAAAAACTTAATCAAGTTGATGCTAAAACTGTAAATTCTCAAGCTAAATTAACTGCTTTAGAAAATGTAGTAGCTGAAAAAGATAGGGCTAGTACAAAACGATTTAATGCGTTAAGGTCTAGTATTAATGGTAGTCATTTCCCTAATTATAATTTTGAAGATGATATTAATGGTTGGACTACTTTACAAGGTGAAGTTAGTGTTGTAGATACTAAAGATAATTCAGCACCACAAAAAATGGCTTTACAGGCACTAGGAAATATGCCTGTTACAATCCATTCAAATGAGCCTACACGTATTGAGCAAGGTCATACTTACGCTTTATCAGGTGTTTTAAAATGTCCTGATGGTGTTACTAAAGCTGAATTAGTAATGATGTGTTTTGATAAAGATAAAAACTTTATCACTAACATTCAAACAAGCCCACAATACCCTTTAATTGACAGCAAAACTAATGCAGGTAAAGGTTGGGTTGTTTTAGAAGGTCAAATTTCAGGGAATACAACAAGCTGGCCAACAACGGATAATACTAAAATCCCAATGCATGCTCAGTATGCAAGTCCAGCATTGATTGTTACTACTAAAACAGGTGGTAAAATTTTAGTCACTAAGCTAGATATGCAAGATAATAGCGAAAGTGAAAAGAATAAAGCCCTTATAAAAGCCCTAGAAACGACACAGAACACTGATAGGGAAAGTATAGCTACTACCTTAAGGGAACAAGAAACAAGGCTTAAAAATGGATTTAGCACTACTACACAGCAAATTCAGAATAAAGTTAATGAATTAGATGGAAAAATTACCGCTGAATCTAGTAAAATTGAAAACCTTACTAGTGAAGTTGGTGGCAATAAATCCAAAGTAGATAGCCTAACCCAAGTAGTAAATAGTGAACGATCAAGTAATGCAGCAAAATTTGAAACGCTGAATACTAAATTTAAGCGTGATCTAAGTAATGCTATTATCAATCCTACTTTCACAAAAACAGAAGTAACTAGCACACTTGATTCACAAGGTCAAGTTCAGATTACAGGTGAAAGGACAGTATCTAGTTTAGAAAATTGGAATTGTGAACCTAAAAACAAATTTAGTGTAATTACATTCCAAGATAATCAAAGTCAAGAATTAAAAACAAAAGCACCTTCAAATTACTATCTTAAATTTTGGGGCAATAGCTTAGTTCCTGAAGGTCAATTAGTTGTAAATCCAAATGATAAGATTTATGTTGGATTACACGCACACAATTTAAATAATACTAATGCACAGATTGTAGTTAGATATTTAAATAAAGATGGTGAATATTTATCACAAGAAAATTTAGCTACCTTTACAGATTATACTAGAGTAAGCGAAACTTTGACAGTTCCTGATAATGCTGATAAAGCTGAATTAGTGATATTTACTAATTCAAATACTTTAGCTGAAAGACAAGCGGTGATTATTAGTAAGCCAGAATTAAGAATGAATATGGCTGCTATCTATGCTGACGGTAAATTTGAAGAGGCTAAGACTTTAGTTTCAAATGCACAAGAAACAGTATTAGGTAAAGTTGAAAGTTTAACAGCTAGATATAACCAATCTGAAGCTACTAATAAACTTGAACGACAAGCAATCTCAGGGGCTAATGAGGCTATTTCAGGTAAAGTAGAAGAGCAAGGCACTAGATTAGGTCAAGCTGAAGGTAAGATCAGAACAATTGAATCTACCCAAGTTACAGACAAACAAGCTTTCACTACTTTTCAAAGGGATACTGAAAGTAAATTAAATGATAATTCAAGCAAAATATCTAAGCTTGAAAAAACTACTACAACATTTGAAAACAGTATTGCTGAAAGAACTACAACCCTTGAATCTAAAGTTAGCACTGTAGATGGAAGAATTAGTAACGCAATTATTAATGAAAGAACTAATACTGAGGCTACAGCTAGTAGAGTTGCTGCTGAGAAATCAAGCGAGTTAAAAGTTCAATTTGATGCTAGATTAAGTGCGGATCAAAACAACTTACTAGCCTTTACTGATACCTTAAATTGGTATGCTGATAAAGGTAGAGATGAAACTCAATCACAAACTATTGAAAATGGTGTTGCTACACTTAGAGGCGATACCGTAAATTGGAAAAATATTTATCAACATAGTAAAGAAGGTGATAGGAGTAATGATCAAAAAGCAAGTCAAGCTTTAACTACTGTTCAACCTGATTTACCTTATTTGCTTACTTTTGAGGCCAGATCAAATGTTGAAGGAAATATAATAAAACCAATTTTAAGGCTTTATTATAAAGATGCTAATGATGCTAAACAGTATAGGAATAGTAATATTCCAAGTGTTCCTTTAGTTGATGAATGGAGAACTTATCAAGTAACATTAACAACCCCATCTATTAAAGCTAATGAAACTAGGAATTATTTTGGTTGTCTTTTTGAAATGACTTCAACAGGTACAATTCAAATTAGAAATCCTAGATTAGTTTACGATGCTAAAACAGCTATTGAACGTATCAATGCCTCAATTGTTGAGACTAAACAATTAGCTGTAGATGCTAGTGGAAAAGTTAATGCTAAAATAGGTCTTAAAGTCAATGCTAATGGTAAGGCTGTTGGTTGGGAATCTACAGTAAATGGAGATACTAATAACTTTGCTATTAATGCTGATAACTTTAGGATAGCTAATGGGTCTGATGATTACACTCCATTCTCTATTAGTGCTACGGATAAGAAAATCATGTTTAATGGCGAAGTAGCATTTACTAAAGGTACTAACTTACTTAAGAACCCAATTATGTCATCCTCCAAAAATAGCACTGCTAATGATTATCAATTACCATTAGATTCAGTTATAGGATGGAAGTACTATAAATCAAACGGTAGTCAAGATTTCCTAGAGGCTAGGGCTAGAAGCTCTGATTGGTCACCTGATATTGAATTCTTACCTGGTGAATTGTGTGTAAATATCAGAAATGATAATAGAACAGCAAGGGGATTAGAGAGAACAGGATTTTTATTTCAAGATGTTTCAGTAACTCCTGATACTTGGTATATGTTCTCAGCATGGACAGCATCACACGGTTCACAGTGTAGATTAAGAGTTGAAGAGATAAATAGCAATGGTGACTTTGTAAAAATACTAGCTATGTCTGACTTTGCAAAGGTAATAGGCGGTAGAAATTTGAATAACTACAAAAGGTTATTTGTAAAATTCAAAGCCACTTCACCAAATATCAGGGTATCTTTAGAGCAAGGAAATTTACCTAATGAAAACTCTACTTCTGTTCTTCAGTCATTCATCTTTAGACCTATGTTAGAGCAATGTAGTGAAAATGCTACTGGTCCAAGTGCATGGTCAAATAGTAGTGCAGGCTTAGTTATTAAGGGTGATCAGGTAGTAATCAGACCTGGCAATAATATGCTATTTAATGCACAGTTTAATCCAAGAACTGGTAATAATTTGTCATTATCTTGTGCTCAAGAGCACGGTGATCCAAGAGATAGTAACCCTAGATTTACTGGCTGGAGAAATTACCATACAGATTTAGGTTGGAGTAAAGGATTAAGAATAGGTCATGTAGGTACTGGAGATGGCACGTGGGGTGTAAATGGTTCTAATAATGCCTTTGCTGCTATACTGCATATATATGATAGTAGCTTTACATCTAGGTCAGTTGGAGTCAATCAAAGGGTTGGAGGTATTGATCAGTTAGTTGATACTGTTCCAGGTAAGGATTATATATTTTCAGCACATATAGGTACACATGGGTGTCAGGCTGTAGTATTTGCTGAATCTTACTCTGGTACAAAACAATATCTAGGTCAATTAGGTAATGTTAGTGCTCCAACAAACAGCTACACTAAATTTGTAGCTAATCCCAATGCTGGTAGAGTATTTGTTCGATTTAAAGCCACGACATCTGTAACATCAGTGCGGATTGAAATGTACACTAAGGGAACTGCTGATGATGAGGCTAACCCTTATGTATTTATATATAAGCCAATGTTAGAAGAAGTATCTGGACCTGTATTTGAACCATCACCATGGGTTGGCGGGCCATCTTATCAGTTAAACTCCAACATACTTCAAGTTGAGAGATTATCAGCAATATCTTCTGACATGGGCAGACTTAGAGCAGGTGAAATTGTTTTAGGTAATGCACATAGATTAAATGGTGATGGTTCTGTAGCTGAATGGTGGGCAGGTGGTGGTCGTGGTACTCACTTAGGAAATGATGGCGTAATAAGAACAAATGCTATTGAAATTTACTCTAACCCTAACTCCATGAATGGTTTAGGTGATGTAATAAATGTAAATGGAGCTTTTGGGGTTAGGAAGGATGGGTCTATCTGGGCTAATAATGGTAGCTTTAATGGAACTATCACAGCAACAGGTGGCTCAATAAGAGGTATTTTAACAGTGGGTGATGACTGGAATAATGGGATGAGGATACATGGTGACGGATCAAGATGTATTGTTGTAGTTGAAGGTGGTCACATAAAGGTTAGATTAGGTAAATTATAATGTATTATTTAGATAAACGAGTTATGCTAACCAGCGGATTTAAGCAAGATCAATATAGCGTACACATTGTAACCTATTTAGGTATTGATTATTTAAATAGGGAAATGGTAGCGTATGTTATGAGCTTTAAGTCTATGCAGGATTTAGCTAAGTCTTTCATTAGAAAGGATAGTACGGTAAACTGCGTTTCTTCATCCTTTTCTCTAAAATATGATATGGAGTCATTTGACATTGATCCAGTTTTAGTTGCATTGAGAATACTGACTTTAAGTGATAAGGACTCAATATTCCATAAAGCTGAAATTAGACGTATGTATGGTGATTCCAAAGTATTAAATGATCTTTTACCTTTAGATACAGGCGTGGCTGACAGTCAGCTTGATTTACAGAGTATTGAAGGATTAGAGAAAGGTAATTACGAGACTTATATAGATCGTTATAATAAGTTAGATGAAGAATTTGTTATTTCAGACGTATTAGCTGGAAATGTAGTTAGTGAATAAAAAACTATTGACTCTAGTGTTTTTATATGCTAGAGTCTCCATAGTTTTTATAGAAATCTACATAGGAGAAACAAAATGAAAAAACTATTATCAATTGCAATGTTATCTTTAGCCTTAACTGCTTGTGGTGCTAAAATCATTCCTCAACATTTAGCTACTTTAAATGGTGCTAGAATTACTTATGAATGTAGCTCTTACACTTATCATGACTTTAGAAGTGTTGTATTTCACAAATTTGATAAAAGAGATCCTGTTTCATTAAAAATTAAGGAGCTATGCAAAAACAAAGAGAAATAAAGATGAGAGTATTTTTATTTAATTCAAAACTTCTATCTGAAATAAACAGAAAGGAAGAAATGACAGAAGATACTTACCTGATAACTGATCAAGAGGCTGATTTAATTCAACAAAATTTAGACAATAACGGTCATTTTTGGGTTGATGAAAATAAACAGCTTAGATTATCAGGTAAAGCACCAAATACTTATTCTGATTGGAATAATGAAACGCATACTTGGGTTGTTAATCAATCCAAGTTAGCTAGTTATATTCAAGAAAAGAAACAGTTAATTTGGGAAGAAATTAAGAAAGAAAGAGAAAAGAAATTACAATCAGGTGTAAAAATGATTGTAAATGGTGAGCCTAAGTGGTTTCACACAGATGTAACTTCTCAATTATCTTATGATAGGGCTAAGACTTACTTAGAAACACATAAAGATGAACGCATTACTTGGAAGACTATGGATAATACTTATGTTCAGATTGGCTTACAAGATTTAATTGATTTAACTGATCATATCTTTGTTACAGGTCAAAGGATTTTTCAAGTAGCTGAACAAAAGAAACATGAGTTAGATAGCTTAACAGACCCAAGTTTAATTGATAGTTTTGATATTAAAAGTGATTGGGGTGAAGTTTATTTAGTTTAGGTGAATCATGGGTATATTTAAAAGAATAAAATCATTCTTTGGTGGACTATTCAAAAAGAAAAGTAAATCAAAGGATAATATTGATAGTGGTAAAGTAGAAGGTAAAGAAGGTATGGCTTACGGATTACAGATTGAAGGTAGAAATTTTAATGTAGTTCAAAATGGTGACCCAACTTATGGCATAAGCATAAATGGACAAAAGACAAATATAGCACCAAAAAGCTTAATACAGACTGGTGATCAGAATAGTGCTGAGTATGTACTTTTATCAGGTGATTTTAGGGCTAATAATTCTTCGGACAGAGGAAGGTCAATTTCATTGTCTAGCTTTTCAGGCTATACCCTATTTAGAGTTGGGTATCGAGTAGGGGACCCTAGCTATGGCATGATTATAGATAGTCATAAAGTAGGATCAGAGAATTTAATAGCTAATATTCAAAGCATGAGCAGCATGTCTTACGACTCAGGGGTTTATTCGGAGAGAAGAACCCAAAAGTCTAATTATTCAACTGGAACTTCAGATCATCAAGTAAATATGTATAATATGCAATACGATAACTGGAAAAGACAAAAGGATGAATATGATAGGGCAATGATGATGCCTGAAAGACCATTATACATACCAAATCCAGGTCCTCAGCCTATTTACACAGGACCGACTGGCAGAGTAAATATAGAGAGTTGGACAGTTGAGGTATTTTTAACTTACACATCAAGGTTAAACTTATCTGGTATTTATATAAGAAAAGAAGATTTATTAAGCTATTTAGATAGCTTAAAAGACTCTGCTAAGCCAAACAATGCGGGATGGGTTAGAGGATCTGATTTAAGTATTGACTTTGAAGATTCACTTAATAAACAAACATTTACTAAGTACGTAGATGTTGGGTACATAGGTGATAGGTATAGTGTATCAGGTGTTCAAACAGATACAGCAACTAATCATTGGCACTCAAAATCTGACCTTGTAAACAGCAAGATAAAATCAGTAACAGCTTATAGAATAAATTTATTTTAAATACTTATTGTATAGATAGTGTACTTACCTATAGAGTGAAAAGAATCTTACTTTTATCTTTAATAGAGATATTAAGTTATGCTATCTAGGTTTTTAAGATGCGTATCAAACATGAAACAGACTGGAATGATGCTAGATATAGCACTGACTCAATCTAGCTTAGGTACATAAGAATAAGAAAATTATGAAAATATATGTAGCTTTTTATAAACATAAAAGAGAATTAGACTCATTACAAAACATTTATTTTAGGTTTTTTGATGAGATTATTAGACTATTCACAAAGGGTAAATACAGCCATTGTGAAGTAGCAATACAAGAAGAAAATGATACAAATTACACTTGCTATTCAAGTTCTAATCGTGATGGTGGCGTTCGTAAGAAATATATGGAACTACAACCTGAAAGATGGGATTTAATAGAAATTGATCAATCTAAAGTTAAAGTATCAGATATTAAGTCTATTTACAACAAAACAGTAGGATGTAAATATGACTTTTTTGGTGCTTGTGGTGTAATTTTAGGTTTTGGTAATGCAAAATCTCGTTATTTCTGTTCGGAGTGGTGTGCTGAGGCATTAAAACTAAAACGACCACACACATTTAGCCCTGTTTCTTTATACAGGTATTTATTAGATAGCAATTTAATTAAAAGGTAAAAGAATATGACAGTACAATATAAGCCAATTCGAGATGTAAAATTAGTACACGCAATTACAAGCTTTTATAAATCAGGTGAATCAGCAAATGTTGAATATAAAATTGGTACTTTAGCTGATGATACTTTTGAGCCATTAGTTGAAAAAGCATTTTGGATCGACGATGCAAGTGATATTTTTAACAAACCATTAACTAGTGATGACTTAGGTAAGACTTACGATGAAGTTATCTTAGCAAGGCTTGAAGATCACCTAAGAACAAAAGGTGAAATTAAACTTTAATCTTTCAGCAGTAGAGAAAGAAAATGATTGTAAAGAATATCAATAGAACTAATGGTAAAGAAACAGAGATTGATTTTGAAGATTTAGATTTAAAAGATAGCGAAAATTTAACTTTTACTATTACAGATAAAGTAATAAATCGAAAAATAAACCTAAGCCAATTAGTATATTTTCATAAAAACACACTAACTTTATACATTCCCAATCAAATTAAAATTCCACAAGGAAATTATACTTACAAAATAACTGAAGGTAGTAAAGTTTTAGTTAGTGGTGAGTTTAAAGTAAAATAATCAACGAGAAAGCCCCTAAATCGCTTATATACGCATTTTTTAACTTAACTTGATAAATTGTATTAGTTAAAAATAAAATGCAATAGGCAGTTAATTAGGGGCTTTTAATATAAGGTGCATATCAAACATGAAACAGACTGGAATGATGCTAGATATAGCACGAACTTCTTTTGGTAAAGCTGATATAATTGGCTACATAGATTTTGTGAAAGAGAATGGCGGTCACTATCTTCAATTACACTTTTGCGATTCTAACCGTTATGCAATTGAATCAAAAGTATTAGGTAATCAGCCAAAACAAGATCTAAACGATTACATTTTATCGTTAGAAGAAGTAAAAGAAATATCAGAATATGCCAAAGAAAAAGGTATAGAACTAATACCTGAACTTGAACTACCTTCTCACTGTAACAAGATGCTTGATCTCTTGTTTAATCATAACTGGGACTTATGGAATGGTGTTAGGACTCATGAAGGTGGGTATCAATTACATTTAGGATCACCTGAAACCTATCAGCTAACAAAAGAACTAATAACAGAGCTGATGGGTGCTTTTACTAATACAAAAACAATCCATTTAGGTGGAGATGAATTTGAATATGGTTCTGAAAACAATAAAGTAAGCGTATGCAACTTTTTCAATAATATGTCTTTATGGATTTTAGAGACGTATAAATGTAGAACTAGAGTTTGGAACGATTTTATTACAAAAGATATTCTAAGCAAAGAAATGCTTAATACTAGGATTGATGTTGTTTATTGGAGCCAAACAGGTGAAGCAACTAAGGGATCAGATGTAGAAAAAGAACGATTAAGAACTAGAGCTACACTTCAAGAAATAGTAGATTATGGAAATCATGCTTGGAATAGTCAAGCGTGGTTTTGTTATTCAGTGCCTAATGATAGAAGAGATTTTACAAGTTGGAACTCGGTTTACGCTGGTAGAGATTTGATTGAAAGATGGGATTTATCAGTTTCAGGCTATCAAAATACGTTCACTAGATTGAAGAATACAGATAAAATACTTGGATCAATGTTTTGTGTTTGGACTGAGAATTTGATTAAGAGCTATGATTCACCATTAGCAGGTATCAATTTACTAAGCTATCTTGAATATCATGCCAAAGCAATGTTCAATATTGTGAATTCATATAATACTGAAAACATTATAACTGCTAACGATTTGCTTGAAGCACCTTACAAACTTTACTTATTCAAGATGAACCCTAATCAAAATCCAATGACTACTGAAGTAGCAGGAAATTTTGAATTATCTTTCATGATTTATGAAGACACTGAATTAAAACTTATTCCATTAAATGAAAATCCAATCACCTTCACTATGGGTGGCGATAAAGTTGAAGATGGATTAATCAAAGTTCAAGGTAGCAATTTTAAAGTAAGATATGATTCAAGCAAGATACGTTTTATTGAATACGATGAGTTTTATAAAGAGAACACAAATATGCCACTTATAAGATTTGAGAAAATTGTTCATTCACTTCCAACAGGTAGTGAGATTAAGCCTAATACAGTGTACTATCTTCGTGAAGGTCAAGGATTCAGTACATTTGTATCAGACGCTACGGGTGGTATCATTCATAAATTGAATATCCCCGAAGGAAGTGGCGGTGAAGTTGTAGTATCAGCAAACACTAAACTATACCGAATTCCTGATAAATATTTCCCTGACTATCAAAACACTGCTGATGTAGTGACTGAAAAATATGGTATCTTAAATGACTCTAAATTATCAGTTCTAATTCAGTGTGTTAAAGGTACTACTACTGATGGATTAAGTCAAGGACAACATAAAATATTGACCTTTATTTCACTAGCTAACAATACAATCCCTGATGATTGGGAATTATTGAAGAATAGTGAAGTTTCACAACAGAATCCTGTTACCGCTAAAAGATCTTGGATTGAATATATAACTGACTACAATTATCAACCTAATGTAGTTTTAGAGAATGGTGCAATGATGTATAAAAATGAAGCACTTGAACCTAAAGTAGTTTACAGATTGATTCAAGATAATGTTGACTATATCCTAGATAAGCCAAGTTTAGGTGGTGCAGTGATTCACGCTAAGAGGAGCATTGGCTAATGTCAATTACATTTACAGGAACAACAGATAATTCAAATTTTGATTATATAACTAATCAGACAACTCCAAACTATCGAGTGATTTCACCTCCTCCTACATCTGCAGGTACTGATCAAACTATTAGGCTGAAAGATAATCAAAAGGTAGTATTTAAAGATGAAGTCTTGATAACTACCCCAGAAGGTCGTGGTACTAATAGTCCAAATATTAACACTAACTTTGGAAGAAATAGTGAAGTAACGTTTGATAGCTGTAACATACTTATCAATCACTCATTTAAGCAAAGACGTGTTACAGAGGGTAATGTTAACTTCACTAATTCAAACATTCTTGTGTTACCAGACAACGGTCGTATAAACTTTACAGCAAATAAAGTTGAAGGATTACATTTGCACGTTAGGAGAAGAACTCCTAGTGAACAGGTGTTTTTATATACCGTGCAAAATGGATACTTCAGAGGATTACCAGGAAAGCCTAACTTACTTGAAGGTATGTGGTGTCTTGAGTTGTCACCAGGTGTTAAGCTGAATGATATTACATTTAAGAACTGTGGACCAAATATCTTAAACTGGAGTGCTGGTAATATAGGTGTTCGTGGATTAAGTTTATATGATGGCACACCAAAAGAGAACTCAATAGATTGTGATGCTTGGATTAATGGTACTAATACCCTTACATTCTTCTCTTGTAAACTAAGACTGAACTATGTAAATAATGGTCAAGAGGGACGTGCTGCTAGATTTGTTTGTATTAATGAATCCTTTAACATACCAGATGCTAAGATTCAATACAAGATGAAAGCAGATATACCAGCAGGTGCTAGGGCTTACACGACAACTAATGGAACATTAAAGTCTAGTGCTATCACTAAAGAATCTATTTACTCTACCCAGTTTATTTATCTTGAAAATAAAAAACTCAAGAAAAGTGCTGGCGGTGAAGCAATACCGTACATCGATTTACTTACTGAAGTAACAACTAATGTTAGAGACTCAAAACCGACAGGAGTACTTGACCCAACTAGCGTAACCTTACCTAATACTGAATTTATCAACTGGGTAAGAACAATACGTCACCCAACCATTAAGACTTACACTAATGAAATTGAAAATCAGACTGAAGATATTGGTGCAACATTAGGTACACCAACCATTGCTGCTGAAGTTAAATTAACGATTGACGAAGAATACCGTCCGATTGAAAATAGTCAAACTTGTGCTTTCAATATGTCAGGTGAGAAGATCAATGTAGTTGTAAATGGTGCAATGACAGCTCAAGATATTTACAATAAATGGAAAGAGTTCTTATATACCGATGATGGCTTTACTTACAGTGAAGATTTAATTAAGGCTAAGAACAGTATCCTGACAATCAAGGGTAATATCACTTTCACAGCTAATATCACCGCTCCATTAAATGATACTCACTTAAATCAAATCATCGTTGAAGGTAACGCTACATTAAATCCTAATGTGACTGTTGCTGTTCCTTATTCAGATGCTAATAATGTTGGTTCAATTGAGATTCAGGGCGTAAAAGGATGCACTATTAGGATCAAGAAAGCTGGTGATAGATCAGTTATTTATGAAACTCCACTACAGAAGAAAGATAAGGTAGTTGTTAATCTACTTACTTCAATGATCACTGAACCAGTTTACATCACTAAAGTTGGTCCAGATGGATTTACTCGTGCTGGTACAGGTCAAATGACTTTAACTCGTGGTGTGAATGAACCTATTCAAATGTATGCTGGTGAGCAAGTACAAGTAACAAATATTGATGATCTTAAAACTATCAATAAGAACTTGAATAAAATTAATGGTGGTGTTAAGAAAGCCTCAATGCTAATTCCTTATACTGATAATTTGGAGAGTACACATGACAACTAGAGAACAATTAGGACTGAATGCTAACTGGATTCCTATGGACTCTAGTAAGTCTGGTGGAAGTGATGAATTCTTGGTTAAGAAGGTCAATCAGTTAGAAGAGAAAGTTAATGAATTAGATTCACTTTCCTTTAGGTCTCCAATTAGCGAAGCATCTAAATGCCTATTAACAGTAAGTATTATTAAGAGAGACTCAAAGGTATATGCAGCAATAAGCCTAAGTGGGGGAGAAAGTAGTCAAAAAGTAAAGTTTAGAATAGACAATGATCATTACACTATAACTAGAAACTCAAATGTAAATATAGAAGTCCCTGAAGTACAGGACATAAAATTAGCAGAGTATAGCGTTCACGCTTACTACCTTAATCTCATACTTAGAGATATATTGGTCTCAGGCTTATCACCACTTGAAGTAAAAACAACAGGTACACAAGGTAATGAATTTGACCGTATTGAAAAAACAAATCCACTAACTGAATATGAAGATGATAATAGGGAACTCAGAGCCTATAAAGAGATAAAACTGTTGTTTTGGGATTCTACTAAGACGGAAGATGTCTTTAGAGCAGGCAAAGAAGAACAGTATAATAGCTCTAATACTTCAATAGCAAAAGAATCAATTCTTCAAGATACTGAAGAGAACGTATTCAATGTTCGTAAAGTTGACTCAAGAAGAGCATTTATTCACCCTAACATGAAAAGCGGTGTTGTAACGTATGAAGATGCAAGTTTCACTATTAGAAGTAAAATACGTGGATTTAAAGCGATCAAAGTCTTAGAAGTCTTAGATATTGGACCAGTAGTAAAATGTGTAGAAACTGAACTAACTTGGAAATCTTCAGAGGAGCTTTTTAAAGACAGACTTCAACCTTGTGTGTTAATATCTAACAATATGAGAGGTGTTAAGAAGTATGGATACGATAAAGACGTTACAGGTTATCCAATTTTGGTTTATGCTCCTAATGTTAGAGATTGTATTTCGTATGTATATAAGTCTGATTTATCTGAGTGGCTAGGGTATTTTTCAAATGGTGTTGGTGGAATGTTTATCAAAAATGCAAAATCAGTACCAAGAACAGTAAATATCCCCTTCAGATATAGAAATGAAGATGGTTATGGTAGAAATATAACAGTTCATCCGATTAAAGACCCATATTTGTATAGGTCGAATGAGTTAATTGCTAGTATAAACATGCTAGGATTCGGCAAGTCAAGAGCAGTAGATTTACCTAATCCTTATCCAGAGCAAGATAACGCTATCAGCGGTTTATATTATCGAGGTCATGTGGGATTAACACATAAAGACTTTGAAGATAATAAAACTATAGAGGTATGGACTTTCACTCAAAGAGCAGTAAATAGTAACAGTATCTATACAAATATTCAAGCTATGTCAAGTTTAATCAATAAGGACACAGGTGAATTTATAACCGCTCACGCTGACTATCAGAAGTGGAAAACTAATAAGTGCGTTATCCATCAAACGCTTCAAAAGGTTGGACAAGAAGTAAAAGTAGTGAATATTGAACTCACAACATTAGACGTATTCTTCAAAACCTTTATTGCTAAGTCTGAGGAATGGAAAACTAGAAATCCAAGCAAGGTTGAAGTTGAAGTTGAAGGTAGTAATCCGAAAGGTAATTTTGATAAGGTGTGGACTTGGGATGAAGTATATGATCGCTTATAATAGAGGTAATAATGATAGTATTTGATACTGAATACAAAGACTTTTTCAACGTTAATGAAAAAGAAGATATGAGAGTGACTATGTATTTAGTCACCAAAGAAGAAGAACGTCAGATTCGTGAGACTATTGAAGGTGGCGGAGAGTTTTGGATAGAAAATGGTGAAGTTAAAGTATCTGGTCCAAAAATGGTTGAATATATGAAGTTCAATCTTGATACTAAGCTGTGGACTGAAGATCCTGACCTCAAAGCTAAATACCTTGAACGAATCAGGGAAGAAGTATGGGAAAAGATCAAGCAAAAAAGATCTGAGTCAATTGAGACTGGTGTATATCACGCTAGACTTCAAAAGTGGTTTCATACTGACTCTGAGGCACAACGTAACTATGCACTTATTGGTCACGCTATCAGCAGTACATTATATCAGCCTAAACGATGGAAGACTATGGATGGTACATTTATTGAAATGACTAGAGAAGTATTCCAAGATGTATTAGCATTGGCACTTAAGAAAGCTGATGATGATTATAGGAATGCTGAAATCCATAAAGCTAAAGTAATGGCGTCAACTGATCCACTTGCTTACGATTATTCTACAGGTTGGAGTGCTGGATATACAAAGGGGGCAATAAATGAAGAAGTATGATTTTCACTTATACCGTGGAGATGATAAAAACTTCTTGATTAGGTTGAAATTGAAAGATAATAGTTCTTTAGATATTTTGAATTCAAGGTTTATTCTTCAGGCCAGGAAAACTGAAGAAACAACTATTTCAAATAACAATAGGGTAAACCACTTGGCATATCAAACAGGTGGCTTACCTAACCGAAGAACGCAACATTTTAATCAACTATCACAAGATGATTTTAACGAATTAAAGCGGAAATCAGACCTACCTTTATTATTTACATTATCTACAGAGAATAAAAAGATAAAAGTAATGAATAATGATAATTTAGTTATTATGTTTGATCATAATGATACTGATAATGCAACTTGGAAAGAAGCTGAATATGATTTACAGTTGATAACGCCTAGAAATAAATATAAAACAATTATGAAAGGTAAGATCATATTGGATAAAGACCTTACGGAATAAGTGAGGTAATTATGGAAGAATTAGAAACGGTATCAGTTGATTTAACTGATGAAGATATTATAGAAATTGATGAAGTCATCGATTTAGAAATAGAAAGTGTTGAAGAAATTAGTATAAAAGAATTTCAAAATAATGCTACAGAAATGCTATTATATTGGTCTTCAGCATCTTGGTAATTATAACAATAATAAAGGTATTTTAAATGTCAAATAAAATCTTTAAAACATTTAGGGAAACAGCCCTACCATCAACCTTAGAAGCATATTCAATCTACTTCATTGCACCACCAGATAAACCTGATTATGTTGAAATTTATGTATCTGATGCAACAGGTGCAAAAGCAAAACGTCTATTTGGTGAGAAAGAAGTTAAGCAATTATTAGCTGAATTCAATGCAAGTCGTGGTCAATTATCTGTAGTTGAAGATATTAATGGTCGTAATGCAATCCCACAAAAAGTAATTGGTTCAGAAGTATTCGTTAAGAATGCAACAGGTGATAGCACTGTAACTTCAGGATCAGCACGTTACTTATGGGATGGTGCTGACTGGATTAAAGTATCTGAATCTGAGTCTATGGATTTGAGATTATCTTGGGATACTTTAGAAGGCAAACCAACTTCAAGCGTAACAGATATTGATAATGCTGTTCAATTAAGACATAGCCACTCAAACAAAACCCAGTTAGATAAAATTGGTGAAGATTCTGATGGTAACTTAACCTATGGTGGTCAAGCTGTTAAAACAGAATGGTCTTCTATTGGTTGGTAATTTAAATTTCAATAGCCCCTTAATTGGGGCTTTTTTATAGGTATAAATTTATGGCATACTTATTGATTTCAATACTTAGTTTTATTCTAGGTGCATTATGTTTACCTTTACTTTTATTTATTAGAGCTAGACGAGATGATGCTTGGGATAATTCCAATATGACTAATATTTATCGTTTAATTGCACACATTGGAGCACACCCTAGTGATTTTGGCAAACTTCAATATGCTGATGGTAAAAAGCCTTTTTGGTATATCAACAAAGATGAACTAAGTGATGTAACAAATTCAAGACCAAACTAAGGTAAAAACAAATGCTAACAGACCTTTTAACCATACTTAGGGAATTGAGGGATTTAAATGTAAAAAAGATAGCAATACTACTCTTATCTAGCTTTATTCTAATAGGTATTTGGAAATTTGATATTGTAGTAGATACTTTAATCAAAGTAGATAGTCATTACAAGAAAAATAGCAAAGACCAAAAGCCACAACAAACCCTTCTTTATAG